GTTAGCCGTCACATCGACATGATCAGCCGTTGGCTCCGCGTCAAAAACCGCGCGGTGCTTGTTGCGACGCTGGCCCTTATGGCGGCGGAGGAAGCATGACGCGCCTTGTCATTGCCCCAAAGGGTGAGCCGATCTTTAGCGAGCAGGCGACAACCGTTGAAATAGACGACGAGGCAGGCGGCGAGTTCGTCGTGATTTCTCGGCATCGTAGCGACGACGGGAAGATTGCCATTGATCCGACCGAGTGGCCGGCGATCCGCGCGGCTGTGGACAAGATGATTGGGCTGTGCCGTTCATGAGAAAGCCGAGGTGATCGAATGACAGAAACCAGAACCATCACGTTCCGTGTGTTCAGGAACCCAAGTGGCGAGCCAACGTGCTGCGCCGATGCGTTGACGGGCGCTCACTGCAAGTTTCTTGGCGCCAAAGAATTTGGCCTCGTTCCGGTCTGCATGGCAGTCGGCGAAGATTTGCACCGAGCTAGCGATGCTGGGTGGCTTGTTCCGCACGATGACTGCCCTTTGTGGGCTGGGCGGCCGTGAGCATCAACCGCTACGCCGCGCGCACTGACGCTAACAAAGCCGCCATCGTTGCCGCCTTCATTGATGAGGGCTGCAGCGTGTACGACCTTCGCCAGCCGGTTGATTTGCTGGTGGGCATCAATTTGATGACCATGCTGGTTGAGTGCAAGGATGGATCGAAGCCGCCCAGCGCAAGAAAGCACACCCCAGCTCAAGCCAAGTTCATGAGCACCTGGCGCGGCGGCCCTGTGGCAACCGTGACCGATGTTGAAGGCGCCCGGAGAGTGGCGCGAATGATGAAAGGACACGAATGAGCAAAGCACCGCCAGACTTCAGCTACATCAAGCCCGAGCACCGCGCCATTGATGGCCGTCTAGTCAATTGGGCCAGGTGCGTCAGGACTTATCCACTTTCTCGAACTCACCCAATGTTCAGCCAATACCGAAGCTCTGAGCAATGGGCCGAGTTGAGCGCGTCAATCCCAGCGGATCAGGTGGACGGGCTGGTGATCGAGCGGGCAGTGGCGCAGATCGACAACGACCCGCGCGAGGCGCTGAGGTGGTTCTATGTCTACGGTGGTTCGCCCAACAAGGCCGCAAAGTACATCAAGTGCAGCGCTCACGGCCTGGCCGAGCTTCTGCACCAAGGCCGCGATCTGTTGCAAAAGTGCACTAGCTCACGCAATGAGCTTGCACTAGCTCACCACATGAGCTAGTATCCGGCCCATACCGATAGCGAAGACGCGCCCGGACCGCCACAAGGGGATAACTGCCCCAGGCGAACGCACACAGCCACCCATGCGGTGGCTTTTTTCATTGGAGCCAGCGACCCGGAAACGGACTGGTTAGACGATGTACAGCCAAGCAATAGCCGATCAGGTGTGCGAGCTGCTGGCAGATGGCTTGAGTCTGCGCAAAGCGGCAGAGCGAGCCGGCACAACGCATTCCGTGATCTTGGGGTGGGTGAAGGACAACAAAGCCTTTTCCGACCAATACACCCGCGCGCGTGAGATCGGCTACCAACTCTTGGCTGACGAGATCATCGAGATCAGCGATGACAGCAGGGGCGATACCTGGGTAGACGACGACGGCAACGAGCGCACTGATACAGAGCGGGTTGCCAGGTCAAAGCTTCGGATGGATTCGCGCAAGTGGATGCTTTCCAAGATGCTGCCGAAGATGTATGGCGACAAGGTTGTGCATCAAGGCGATCCGGACGCGCCAGTTGTCCACAGGATCGAGCTAGTTGACCTCGACAGCGAGGATTAAGCTCCCGAAGGTTCTGCGGCCTGTATTTGCTGGGCGCGCAGACGTTCGCGGCGCCTATGGTGGGCGAGGGTCTGCAAAGACTCGCTCATTCGCCAAGATGATTGCCGTGCGCGGGTACATGTACGGCATGTCTGGCGTGACTGGGCAGCTAGTCTGCGGCCGGCAGTTCATGAACTCGCTAGAGGATTCCTCACTAGAGGAATGCAAGCGGGCGATTGAGGACGAGCCATTCCTCGCGGATTACTACGAGGTTGGTGACAAGTACATCAAGAGCAAAGACGGGCGCATTTGGTTCACGTTCGTCGGCCTTGACCGAAGCATTGCGTCCATCAAGTCGAAGGGGCGCATCCTCATCTTGTGGGTTGATGAGGCTGAGCCAGTCACTGATGAGGCATGGAACGTTGTAATCCCCACTCTGCGCGAGGAAGGAGAAGACTGGAATGCCGAGCTGTGGGTGACATGGAACCCGAAGCGCAAGACGGCCGCAGTTGAGGGCCGATTCAGGCATTCGAGTGATCAGCTCATCAAGGTTGTGCAATGCAACTGGAAAGACAACCCGAAGTTCCCGGAGAAGTTGGAGCGCGAACGGCTGCGTGACCTGGCGGAGCGGCCAGACCAGTACCGGCATATCTGGGAAGGCGACTACATCAGCGTCATATCCGGCGCTTACTTCGCTTCCGGCATCACGGCAGCGAGGGCAGAGGGCCGGATTGGCAAGGTGGCCGCTGACCCGTTGATGACGCTGCGCGCGTACTTTGACATCGGCGGGACTGGCGCAAAAGCTGATGCTGTGGCTATCTGGATAGCCCAATTCATCGGGCGCGAGATTCGAGTGCTGGACTACTACGAAGCTGTTGGCCAGCCGTTGGCGACTCACATCAACTGGCTACGGGCCAGCGGGTACGAGAAGGCCGGTGTCTGGCTTCCTCACGACGGCGACACGCAAGACAAGGTTCACGACGTGAGCTATGCAAGTGCTCTGCGTGATGCTGGCTTTGCGGTCACGGTGATTCCGAACCAAGGCAAGGGCGCTGCGATGGCTCGCATTGAGGAAGCCCGCAGGCTTTTCCCAAGCATGTGGTTCAACGAGGAAAAGTGCCAACCTGGCCTAGATGCCCTTGGCTGGTATCACGAGAAGCGGGACGAGAAGCGCGGGATTGGCCTCGGCCCTGAACACGATTGGGCAAGCCACGGGGCAGACGCCTTTGGCTTGATGTGCGTGGCTCATCAGCCGCCGATGATGAAGCAGGCACCTTTGAACTACCAAAACAGACGAACAGCATGAAGAAGATGGACGATTACGAGCTGCTGCGCTTCCTAGAAGCTGAGCACGACTCCGCCTATCACTATTCAAGTTCGCAGATCGCTAAAGAGCGCGAACAGGCTATCCGCGATTACAACCGGATGCCTTACGGCACCGAGGTTGAGGGGCGCTCTCAGGTCATCACGTCGGATGTGTTTGATGCTGTTGAGGGGATGCTGCCTGATCTGCTTGATGTGTTCATCAGCAGTGACAAGGCTGTTGTTTTTGATCCTGTCGGCCCCGAGGATGTGGAAGCTGCGGAGGAAGTCACCAACGCCTGTAACCACGTCTTCTACAAGCAGAACAACGGCTTCCTGACGCTCTACACCGCTGCCAAGGACGGCCTGACGCTCAAAACGGGCGGAATAAAGTGGTGGTGGGATGTCAAGCGCACGCCGAAGTGGGAGACGTTCCGGGGCGTCTCTGAAATGCAGTTGGCGGTGTACCTGTCAACGCACCCGAAAGCCGAGCTGATCTCGAAAGAGGAAGACAACGGCGAGGATGAAGCGCAGGGCGAGCGCGAAGTAGAGACGGAGCAAGGCGCGCAGGAGACTGATGCTGAGTTCGGCGAGCAGACCCCGCCGAAGCTGTGGACCGTTCGCATCAAGACGATTGAGGATCGCGGCATCGTCAAGGTTGCGCCGATCCCGCCCGACGAGCTGTTGATCAGCAAGAACCACAATTCGATCCTGCTGGATGACTGCGCCTATGTCGCGCACATCACTCAAAAGAGCCTGAGCGATATACACCAGCTTGGCTATGAGGATGTGACGATTGATGATGTCCGCGCGGCCAGCAATGAGCGCAAGACCCAAGACGGCTACTTGCGGGACATGTTCCTCGACCGCGACCGCTTCGACGGTCAGACGGAAGACGATTCGTCTGTTCGTGGCTGGCTGATCGAAGAATACGTGCTTGTTGATTTCGACGGCGACGGCATCACGGAGCGCCGCAAGATCACGCGCCTAGGGAAGCTGATCCTAGACAATGAGGAAGTGAGCCATGTGCCGATTGCGGCCTGGACGCCCTACATCCTGACGCACCAGTTCGCTGGTCTGTCTGTTGCGCAACTGGTCTCGGACTTCCAGCGCATCTCGACTGAGATTTGGCGTGCGCAGCTCGACAATCTCGACTTGGCGAACAACCAAGAGACGGTGGTTCTTACCGACTCACAGGGCAATCCGCAGGCGAACATTGACGACTTGTTGAATCGTCGGCCAGGCGGCGTGCTGCGTGAGAACGTGGCGGGCGCTATCAGGCCCTATGCGCAGCGCTGGCAGGGCATCGAAGCCATGCCCATGGTTGAGATGCTGAACAGCGCCAAGGAGAACCGCACGGGGTGGACGCGCTACAGCCAGGGCCTTGACGCTAACAGCCTGAACAAGACCGCGACGGGTGTACAGGCGATCATGAACGCCAGCCAGAAGCGAATGAAGCTGATGGCACGCATCATGGCTGAGTGTCTTGTCGCGCCGATGTTCCGTGGCATCTTCAAGACGCTGCAGGACTACTGCATGGAGAAGCTGACATTCAAGCTCTCCAACAAGTTCGTAGCCTATGAGCCGCAGAACTGGCGCGACGGCTTCGATATGACGATCAATGTCGGCCTGGGGACTGGCGATGTGATCCAGCAGGCTGGCTATCTGCAGCAGATCGCACAAGCGCAGTTCGCGTTGATGGGCACCCCGATGGGCGGGCGCGTGGTGACTGAGGCTAACGTGTTCGCGGTGCAATCTCGCATCGCTGAGAACGCTGGCTTCAAGAGCCCGGCCGAGTTCTGGACCGACCCGAAGCAATTGCCGCCACCTCAGCCGCCACAGGCCCCGCCTGATCCGCGCGTGATCACGAAACAGATGGAGCTGCAGGCCGACGCGCAGAAGTTCCAAGCGACGCTGCAGGCCGACCAAGCCAAGTTCGCCGCCGAGATGCAGTCTCAATTGCATATCGACCAGAACCGCCAAGAGTGGGAGGCGCGGCAGAAGCAACTGGAGCTTGAGCAGCAGGCTCAGCTTGACCAGCTCCGCGCGCAGTACGAGATGCAAAAAGAGGCCGCGCGCCTTGAGTTCGACAAGTACAAGGCCGACCTTGATGCCGACGTGAAGCTGGCTATTGCTGAGAAGAACGCAACGCCGCCGATGGATGTCGCACCGCTTCAAGGCGCGATCCAGCAGCTCGCGGACCACATCACAGCCCCGGTGCAGATCATTCGAGACGCATCAGGTCGGGCAATCGGCGTGCAAAAGGGCGCGTCGGTTATGGAAATCACACGCGGCCCTGATGGCCGAGCAACTGGAGTGCAATAACCATGGGGATAGCCTACGCGGCAACACTGCGCAATTCGATGCTTGACGCAATCACCACGCTTGCGGGCGCTTCGGCTCTGCTGCGCATCTATGACGGCACCCGCCCGGCAACTGGCGGCACCGCCACCACGCTGCTGGCCGAACTGACGTGCAACGCGACGTTCGCGCCTGGCGCAGCGGCTGGCGTGCTGACGCTCAACGCGATCACGCAGGATTCGAGCGCCAATTCGTCGGGCACTGCAACGTGGTTTCGCATCGTCAAGAGCGACGGCACAACCCATGTGCTTGATGGCAACGTCGGCACGTCGGGCAGCGACCTGAACCTGAC